ACAAATCAGCGGACTGGAATCAGAAATTCAAACTGTTACCAGTCAGCTCGAGAACAGAAATACTGAGCATGAGAAGTTAGAAACCTTACATAACAGTCTTGATAAGACATACGATGAACTGGTAGAGCACAAAGATAATATTTCCTACCACGATTTCATCTACGGTCTACTTAAAGACGGTGGTGTAAAAGCAAAGATCATCAAAAAGTATCTACCCCTTATTAACCAGCAAGTTAATAAGTATCTACAGAAGATGGACTTTTACATCAATTTCAAACTTGATGAAGAATTCAACGAAACCGTAGAGTCTCCCATTCACGAAGATTTTTCTTACGCATCTTTCAGTGAAGGGGAGAAGATGAGAATTGATCTGTCACTTCTATTCACCTGGAGGGAAATTGCAAGGGTCAAAAACTCAGTCAATACAAATCTCCTGATTATGGATGAAGTCTTTGATAGTTCACTAGATGGTTTTGGAACCGATGAGTTCCTTAAAATTATTCGATACATCATCAAGGACGCAAACATATTCGTTATCAGTCACAAGACTGGTATGGATGATAAGTTTGATTCAGTCGTCAAGTTCGAAAAACATAAAGGTTTCTCAAGAAAAATTTAATATTGTTACGTATTCACAAATGTTAGTGAAGTAACACAAAGACCACTATATAATATGTGAATTGGAGATTGGTGATGCACAATCTGATTTCGCACAATGAACTTGCATCTTGGAAGTGGGATGAAAAGTCTAACTCTGATGAGAAATACGACCAAGTATCCGAATACTTCCAATGCATTTCAGAATGTGGTATCATAGATAGCGACGCAAGGAGGTTCTGCAGACACGTCCTGACCGAAAACTAATCTTGTAAAAGGAGAAAAACATCACCAAAGACCCCTGACTGGAAACAGTCGGGGGTTTGGTCTATGTGCCAATATATAAACTGTCCGACCCAGTACAGACTACGATGGGTTTCGCTGTATTATAGGTACATCGAGACAGACAGCCATGATCAACTACGAAATTAAGTCCCAACTCGCTAAACTCCTTGCCACCGAGAACATGGTGGTTGAGAACGCCAATGTGGAGACCGCACAGTTTGATGTTGAACGTCGTGTCCTGACCCTTCCGATGTGGAAGAGAGCATCTAACACTGTGTATGATATGCTCGTGGGTCATGAGGTTGGTCATGCTTTGTTCACCCCTAACGATTGGTCTTGGGAAGATCGTATTCCTAAACAGTTTGTCAACGTCACTGAAGATGCACGTATTGAGAAACTGATGAAACGTCGTTACCCAGGACTTTCTAAGAGTTTCTATCAAGGATACAAAGAACTTGCTGAAGATGATTTCTTTGGTCTTGAAGATGAAGACCTCTCTACCTACAATCTGGCTGACCGTGCTAATCTTCACTACAAGATTGGTAACTTCGTAGATATCCCCTTCACAGAAGAGGAGATGAAATATATTGAGATGATGGGTGAGACAGAAACCTTTGCCGATGCGGTCATGGTTGCTGAAGAGATCTATAAGTTCTGTAAGGTTCAGAGTCAAAAGGAAGAGACTGTTGATGTTCCTCTGTCGGGTAATGGATCTGGTGAAGGAATGACTCAGGAACAGACAGAACAACAACAACCTACTGACTTTGATGAAGGTGAAGGAGAGGAGGACTTTGGTGAACTGGAGGATCTTTCTGAAGGTCGTTCAAAACCACAATCAACAACCACTCCAGAACCTGAAGTTCAGACTGACGACATCTTTGAATCTGGTAAAGAAGAATTCAATGGTGATGTACAGAAAGGTACTCGTACCTTCAACTATCTTGAGGTACCAAAGATTGATGTTGATAAGGTTGTAGTTTCTAACAAACAGATCCATCAGCAATTGAATGCTCATTGGGTTGATCAATTGACACCCAAAGAGTATTATTGTGCATATACAGAGACAACAAAGATGACAGAACCACGAGACTTTGGTCCTGTTGATGCTGAGTATGATCGATACAAGAAGTCTTCACAGAAAGAAGTCAACTATCTTGTAAAGGAGTTTGAGTGTAAGAAGTCTGCAGATGCATACTCTCGGTCATTCTCTTCTAAGACTGGTACTCTGGATTGTTCTAAACTTCATACCTACAAGTACAACGAAGATCTTTTCCGAAAAGTCAATGTCATTCCTGACGGTAAGAACCATGGTCTGATCTTCATTCTTGATTGGTCAGGATCTATGGGTGACTGTCTATTGGAAACTATGAAGCAACTGTTCAATCTGATTCAGTTCTGTAGTAAGGTCAACATTCCTTTCGATGTGTATGCATTTACAAACAACTATCAGAAGAGTGAGCATTATTTCTCCTACACCGAAAGTCCTATTCAAGAAGTCAAAGAGTATGACATGATCATCAGTCCAGACTTCAGTCTTCTTCACTTCTTCACCAGTGATGTGAACAAGAAACAACTTGATCAACAAATGAAGAATCTCTTTCGTGTTGCATATAACATGATACGGTGGTGTAACTATTCTATTCCTGTTGGTTTCAATCTCTCAGGTACTCCTCTAAATGAGGCTATCGTATGTCTTCATCAACTTATCCCTCAATTCAAGACGAAACATAAAGTTCAGAAGATCAACACTGTGATTCTGACTGACGGTGAAGCAAATGTTCTTCCCTTTTACAAAGTCAACAATTACTATGATGATAATCGTATGGGTTCAGGACGTATGTACACGGGTGATTTCATCCGTAATCGCAAGACTGGACACACTTACAAGATTGAGGGATCTTTCCACAAGTTCACTGAAGTTCTTCTTGAGGATCTTAAGATGACAAATCCTGGTGTGAATATCATTGGTTTCCGTCTTGCTAGTAATAGTGACTTCAAAGGATTTGTTCGACGGTATGATGACACCATGACTGAAGAGTCCTACAGGAAGATCAAAAAGAACAAGTCTGTCACAATCAAGACCAGTGGATATACTTCTTATTTTGGTATCCTTTCATCTTCTCTTGACAACGATACTGAGTTTGATGTTGAGGAAGGTGCAAGTAAAGCAAAGATTCGATCCGCCTTTGTTAAAAATCTTAACGCAAAGTCTCTAAATAGAAAGGTATTAAGTCAGTTTGTAGATATCATCAGTTGAGCCAGTTGGACAACTGTCCCATCCACCACCCCGCTGGGGTGGTTTTCGTATATTATAGCTTTGTTGAGACAAATCATCATGGCACTATCCACTTCTTCTATCGTCGCTTCCCTTCAAGATACTTTCGGACCTGAGGTTACTACTGGTGATATTCGTGGATGGTGTGCCATGAATGACATCAGTTACCAGACCGTCACCAAGAAACTCAATGAGTTCAAGGTTGGTCGTGGTAAGTGGAACCTCACCGTTCAAGAAAAACTCGAACAGAACTATCAAGCTCCTGCAGCTCTCCCCGTAATCGAACAAGACCTTATCCCACAGAAAGATGATTCCTTCGTCAAGTTTGGTAACTTCTCTGATATTAAAAAAATTATTCAGTCCCGTCTTTTCTACCCTACGTTTATCACGGGCCTCTCGGGCAATGGTAAAACGTTCCTTGTCGAGCAAGCGTGTGCGCAACTCAAAAGGGAACTGATTCGTGTCAACATTACTATCGAGACTGACGAAGATGACCTTATTGGTGGCTTCCGTCTGGTTAATGGTGAAACTGTTTGGCATAACGGTCCAGTCATCGAGGCTCTGGAACGTGGAGCAGTACTTCTTCTAGACGAGGTTGACCTGGCTTCTAACAAGATCCTGTGTCTTCAGTCAATCCTTGAAGGTAAGGGTGTCTTCCTGAAGAAGATCGGTCGATTCGTCAAACCTGCAAATGGTTTCCAAGTCATCGCCACCGCCAACACCAAGGGTAAGGGTTCTGACGATGGTCGTTTCATCGGTACTAACGTTCTGAACGAAGCATTCCTTGAACGTTTCTGTGTGACCTTCGAACAGTCCTACCCGACTCCTTCTACGGAACAACGGATTCTTGAGTCCGATTGTGATGACAAGGAATTCTGCAAGCACCTGGTTGACTGGGCAGACATTATCCGTAAGACCTTCTACGATGGTGGTATTGATGAGATTATCTCCACTCGTCGTCTGGTTCATATCGTTCGTGCATACTCTATCTTTGGTGACAAATCCAAAGCACTTCAGGTTTGTATCAATCGTTTCGATGATGAAACCAAAGCAGCATTCTTGGAACTCTATGACAAAGTTGATGCAGACTTCCAAATGATTGACACTACGGAGGAATCTTGATAGAATGAACTCATGGTCCCTATTGTATGATGAACTCATGAGTGATAATGAATGGGTGAGTGAAAATGGGGGGTACGAATATACTCCCCTCTCTGAATCTTCTACGGGTAACGTAGATATCTACGCAGATTATGAAATGAATTTGAACATTGATAACAAAAATGGTTTCTGGAAATATGAGGAAGATGTAATCCTCAAGGAGATCCGTGACTATCTTGGTGGTACGTATAAAGCACATTACGCTAACGACAACAAGACTCAGACACTGGATCTGATTGACAGTATTGGTGACTCAGAAGCATTCTGTCGATCCAACGCAATCAAATATCTCTCACGGTTTGGTAAGAAGGACGGCAAGTCTAAACTTGACATCCTCAAAGCAATCCACTACTGTATTCTCCTCTATCATTTCTCTGGCATCAACAAGCAACCAAAAGGTAATTATGAAACTTTCTGAATCCACTGTATCTCTCCTGAAGAACTTCTCTTCGATCAATCAGTCTATCCTGTTTAAGGAAGGACAGAAGTTGCGTTCAATTTCAGTGATGAAGAACATCCTGGTTGAAGCCAATGTGTCTGAAGAATTCCCCAAAGACTTCGGTATCTATGATCTGAACCAGTTTCTCAACGGACTGTCTCTTCACTCCTCTCCTGATCTTGACTTTGATAATGATCAGTACGTCGTGATCAAAGAAGGTCGTTCTCGTTCTAAGTATTTCTTTGCAGATCCGTCTGTGATTGTTGCACCTCCTGAGAAAGAGATTACTCTTCCGACTGAGGATGTTTGTTTCCAATTGACCAGTCAACAACTGGAGAAACTGAAGAAGGCTGCATCTGTCTATCAACTTCCTGACATCTCTGTCATCGGTGAGAATGGTGTGATCAAACTGGTTGCACGTGATAAGAAGAATGATACTTCTAATGACTTCTCTATCGTCGTTGGTGAGACAGAGACTGAGTTTGTTTTCAACTTCAAAGAAGAGAACCTGAAGATCGTCCCTGGTAACTATGACGTGGTTGTGTCAGAAAAACTTCTGTCTCGTTTTCAGAATCAGAACATCGATGTGACCTATTATATCGCTCTGGAACCTGATTCTACCTTTGGCTGATGAGACACATTCTCTTCACTTTGAAGGGTTGTCCTTATGGCTTGTTGGATGATGAGGCACACATTCGAATGCTGCCACGTTGTCTGAGAGTACACTACTTGGTATTCAATCCCATAAGTTTCAACCTCAAGGAGTCACTGCTGTCGCTCTACTTGCAGAGTCCCATATCTCTATCCACACATGGCCTGAGAATGGTATGGCAGTATGTGACGTGTTCACATGTGGTGAACAAACAAACCCAAGGTCTGGTGCAACATATATGTACGAGGCAATGGGTGCAACTGATCTTGTTTCTGAAATCTTCAACAGACCTTTGCAATGAATATCTTCGTCACTGATCCTGATCCTGTTAAGTGTGCTCGTGTCCTACCAGACAAACACATCGTCAAGATGCCCCTAGAGACATGTCAGATGCTTTCTATCGTATGCTCTCTCAAGTGGGGTCATGGGTTCGGAACAATTCCTAAGGCAGATGGTCAACCATATAAGACCACCACAGGAGCCTTCCGTAATCACCCCTGTACCATCTGGGCAAACTCCTTTGTGAACAACTGGAGATGGTTACTTGCTCATGGATTCGCATTGTGTGATGAGTATGCACTGAGATATGGTAAACCTCATACCTGTTTCAATACTCTTCATGCAGCAAACGAAATTCTTCCATGTGCAGATCCACAGGGTAGATCAGGTAAAGGTCCAACACCTTTTGTATTTGCTGGACCTGATGAATTCAAGTATGATGAAGATATTGACATCTATACTAAGTACAAAAGATACATTGCATCTAAACCATGGGTGAAGGACAACTACCTGAGAATGCCCGAGAGAAAGCCGGATTGGGTTTGATTCCATTTAGTCTCTGTTTACTTGGTACACTTTGTGTTATAGTAGCAGGGTACTTCCACGGTCACATGAACATTGGTGCCGTGTGGCACAATTTGCATAACTTTAATTGATTATGAGTCGTAATGAATTTGTTTGGGTTGAATCGTATCGACCCCAGACTATTGATGATTGTATTCTTCCTGACGGAATCAAGAATACATTCAAACAGTTTGTAGAGAAGGGTGAGGTGCCTAACCTTCTTCTTTCTGGACCTCCTGGATGTGGTAAGACCACTGTTGCTAAGGCACTTTGTCATGAACTCAAGGTAGACTATTATGTCATCAACGGATCCGATGAGGGACGATTCCTCGATACTGTCAGAACGAATGCGAAGAATTTCGCTTCGACCGTCTCGCTTTCTTCAACTGCAAAACACAAAGTCATCATCATTGATGAGGCAGATAACACGACCCCAGATGTACAACTCTGTCTACGGGCGTTTACTGAGGAGTTTATTGGGAACTGTAGATTCATCTTCACCTGTAACTACAAAAACAAAATCATCCAACCCCTCCACTCCCGATGTGCAGTCGTTGACTTCTGTACTTAATGAACTACAACGATATTCTGTCAGTGGAAAGATTGATACTGGTATCCTTGCCGCATTCACTAACGTAAAAACCGATGATCTCTTTAGACACCTTAAAGACAAAGATTTCCCCAAGGTCCGTAAATGGGTCGTGGATAATCTTGATAATGACCCTCACGTTCTTCTTCGTAGTGTTTACGACGCAGTATATTCAAAGTTGGATGGTAGTGGGATCGCTGCTGCTGTTCTCATTATTGCTAAGTATCAGTATCAAAGTTCTTTCGTCGCTGACCAAGAGATAAATATGCTTGCTTGTCTTACAGAAATTATGG